GGTACAGAACGAGTATGACCATCAACCAGTTCATTATTACTGGTGATCACTGGTGCGTTGAAGGATTCTTCCTCTACGGTCTCATAGTCAACCTTAGGTTGAGCTTTGTTGCCGAGAACATAATCAAGACGCTTCTTCAGTTCATCATAAGACTTAAACTGATCGGCAGCAGTGATTTCTGCAAGAGAGTATTCTTTCTTCCAGATTGCTTCCATGGCGTCATCATCATCCAGGAGAGCACCAGGACGAGCGAACTCAGATGAGTCGTAGTTCCAGTAACCAGCAACCTTCTTGATCTTGATCTTGAAGTCTGCTCCTGCCCAGAAGTCAAAGGGATTGATGGGTTCTTCGTCTTCAAACTCAGGTTGCATGGCAGACATGATCTTGTCAAAGATCTTCTTACCGTACTTATAGAGGAAGACTTTACCTTCATTCTCAGGGTTAGAAGGGTCCTTCACAACATAGATGTTGGAGTAGTAAGAGAGCTTACGCTTCTGCTTACGAGCAATTTCTTTGTCTGAATCAATACCAGTGTTCCAAAGTTCACTGTTATATTCAGATACAGGATCCTTGGCACCATTAGTGGTCAAGGAGTTTTCGATGTACCAACCGCCAGGACCTTGGAAGGCGTGAGAGTACAGTTTTGCCCAAGGCAGGTCTTCACCGTCAGGGGCAGGGAGGAAACGGACTACTGCGTAACCGTTACCAGCTTTATCTACTTCTGGTTTCCAAAGACGATCGTCTCCAGAACCACCTCCTTTGTTGGTCTTTTCGACTTCCTTGACCAGTTTGGCGGTCAGGGAACCAAGGGAGGATTGCTTTTTAAGGGATGCAAAAGACATAGGATTTGGCTTGTGTAAATTGGATTTGGTCTTTACGGGTCTATTATAGGGCGGACCCACGCCCAATGTCAAGGTTCGATTTGTTCCCTGACTTTAGCAAGGGTTTTCTGCATGTTACCAAACAGAACGGCACAGTCAACATCTTTAGGGAATCCCATAAGAACTGCTGACTGTCTCACAGTATCTTTCATAGCAACTGCTCTAGGATCGTCAGACAGACTCAACCTGGTGTATAGATTTCTCTGCTTTTCTAGCAGATGGTCTAACTTCTCAAGATGATGTAATTTCTTCTCTTTATCCAGATCAGCAAACTCAAATACTTCAGAATAGATTTGCTCCTGAAGCTCATTAATTTCATCCATTACTTCTTGGACTAAAGGAGAATCGAAAAAATCTGACATCTTATTTAGAGTGGTAGTTTTGCCCTTGTTGTTTTCTTCATGAAGTTAAGATCGATAGCATCCCGTTTAATCTTTTCCTTAAGAGGTTTTGAGATTAACTTAGATACTGAATCCACTTCTATACTGTTTTCTTCACAGAATAATATAATTGCCTCAATATAGTTCACTTTTTCTTCTAGTACAATTCTCTCTATCTCTAGAGAGAATTTAGCAGAATTCATGAATTTTTTATCTAAGGCTTTAGATAGTTCATTTTCCATTTAGTTGTAAGTGAAATTCCAGAAAGTTACGAATGTAAGATACCAACATATTCATGTATTTCATTTTATCATATTCTTGGTAAACCACACAATCGCCGTTTTCACACGACATAATTATAACAAACTTTTTAACTGGAATTCCTGTCAACTCATAGTACATACAGGCATACGCTGCACACTGAACGAAGTAACCGTCGATCCAGTCTCTTGGTTTTGGTTTCGCTGATGTTTTGAAGTCAATAATAGCTAATTCGCCATCGTATTCGGCAATACAGTCAACAGTTCCCGCAACACCAAGTTCTTTACTGTATAAAGATCCTTCTAGTGTGTGTATGTTGTCAATCTTATTTAACTCAGGCTTAGCAATTTTAAATAAGAAATCAGGTAGGGGTTTCACTACAGGAAGTTCTTCATTCTTCAAATAGTGTTCTGTCAGCGTGTGCATGTCAGTGCCACGACTGGTAGCTTTACGAGTAATCTCGTTTGCCTTTTCTTCTCCTACCCTTTTACGCCATTTGGCGAATTTATCTCTGTTAAAGAAACTAATAACAGATGTGATTGAGACCAGTTTTTGGTCTGGTGTGTCATAATATCGAACTCCGTCAATAGTCTCTCTAGAGAGTGACGGGAGTTCTGTTTCAAGATGTTTGAACATTTACATACCGAGTGCCAATTTAGTTGTTAGATACTCTTTGCAGAGACCTGACCGAACAATATCCTCAACACCAAATTCAATGGTAGCGAAAGAAGGCATCTGTTGTAGGATTTTCATAAAATCCAAAATACCATTCCTTTCGTAAGTTTTTGTCAAGTCAGTTTGAGTAGCATCTCCACAAAAGTGGATTTTGGTGTTTTCACCGACACGAGTGATAATAGAGTCAAGCTCGTGGAAATTTAGATTCTGACACTCATCAACAATAATGATAGCATCATCAAGTGTTGTACCGCGAATGAAACTTGTAGACCAGAATGAAATAGTCTCTTGCTGCTTCAGATTGCCATAGAGCATTTCAAAGTCTGCATCAGACGGCATTTCAAACATATATTTTACCATATTCTTGTAAGGAATTTGGTAAAGTGCTGATTTGTCTTCGTGATCACCAGGTAAGAACCCAATCTCTCTGGTAGAAACAAGAGATCTTACAATATAGATTTTACTATATGGTGAGTTTTCGTCAAGTACATCCCTAAGTGCGTTGTAAAGCACAATAAAAGTTTTACCTGTGCCAGCAGCACCGTAAGCAAAAATGTTTTTACCGTCTTTATAATCCGAGAAGAGAGATTCTTGATTATCAGTTAGTGGAGAGATATCCACCAAGAAGTCATTGTTAATCGGTTTTTTCCTTCTCATTTGCTTAGCAGTGAGTCCGACACCGATTGGATTGTCAGTTTTTCTCTTCCTTGGCATAAGTTTTAGTCGAGGGTTAGTTTTTGACGGTTTCTACCAGTTTTTTGTGCTCTACTGAGCACTTCATTCCACCCTGGTTTGGATTTACGCAGCTTATCCTTCCACTCACCTACCTCACCCACACCTGGGGTGTTTTCTGGAGTGTAGTATCTCTCCCAATCGGGATTGTCTGCTTTCCACTGATCCCATTCATGAACACTCATGACGATCTCTTTAGTCTCGCCCGTTTCTTTGTGTTTTACTGGATAAGTTGCCATATGAATAATGATGTAGTTTTATTTAGGACCACTCCAGGGCTTTGCCCACAGAGGGGAATTGCTCGCAGAAAATTGCTTTTGCCTGATTAGCAATATCCATATGTTCTGCCTGGGTTCCATTTGCACTTCTAAGGGCGATGTAATGCGCCCATGAGCGACATGAGCCCGTCATGTAGATTCTGGTGGGCGTGGCGAGTGGAAGCACCATTCTGGCGCACTCCTTGGCGATTCCAGCGTCCAGCATGGTCTTATAGATGTCCATACCTTCTTCAAAATAACGCTTCATTGCAATTTCAAAGCGTTGCTTCTTGAAATCATCAATATCGTCAATAGAATTCTGACGATTCTTAGTATCTTGACGCCGAAGTTTTGGCAGAGGAATTTCATCAGCAAGCAGACTAGAATCTGCATACCGCTGGGAAAACTCTTGATATGTGAAGCTACGATGTCTTAATATTTGAGCCGCAATTGCCCTAGAGGTCTCGATCTCTAGCGTCATGTAAGCTTGTTCAAACACAGACCAATGACCATGTTTGATGCAATATTTCAGTAGACCTTCAAAACTAGGATTTTCCTGGTTTTTTGGATTTGAGACTCTGGCGATATACGCCATTGTTTGCTCTGCGTCAGGTGTTACCTGCACTAACTTCACTTTCTCCATTCATTCCTCTCATTTGTTTTAGTTTCAATCCCTTCTTGGCGAGTTTCTTCGCCCTCTTCATATATAAGAGTTCTTCCTCTGTATATAACCAAGGTTGCTTAAGAGCTGCCTTGGTCAGTCGAATCGTGTCCTTCATCCGCATAGTAGACCTCGTAGTACTTGATAATTCCGTGTGTGATCATATTACCCTGTGATACCCAATCATGGGCGCACTCATAAATGCTCCGATTTGAATATTTAGGTGACCCGTCAGGATTCAGTTGATTACCAAAGCTACCAAGAAGAAGTCTCAATGCGTTTCTCCTCACTGCCATTTTCTCTGGAGTATATCTCCAGTCAGTCTGCATATCCGTCATCATCATCATTAGAGTTGTAGTATTCTACGGGATCGTCGTAATTCTCTCTTGGTTTGGTGTAAGCTTCTTTGTCTGCAAAAACTTCTGCCTCTAGTTCAAGTATCAATGCTTTAAGGGTCCTGACGAGACCTTTTAGAACTGCTCTATCCATAAAAATCGTGTTTTGACTATTTTACATAAAAAAAGGAGGAGCGTCAAGCCCCTCCTCTATTATGCGTAAGTGACATCACTTGGTGTAAGTTTTTCCGCGATAGCAGAATGTACCGTGGGTTTCCTTACTTTCGACGCAACGGGTATCATACTCAACACCGCGATATGCGGTGTGAGAGATCTGTGCGTCGTGCAATGCAGCTGCCTTTTGGATCTGCTTGCGAATTTGGTTAAGTGTGTTCATTTGTTTACTCCTGAAGTAGTGGGATTTTTGCCCCGTTCCTTCAGTCGTTTGCGTCCCATGGACATTCTGGTGTAGATTCCTTTACGGTCTCGACCAGCTCAAGTTTCCACTCTGGTTTCAGAGTCTCATGCTTTTTGATCCGAAGAACAATAGCATCAGCATCTGCACAGGCGATACCCGAATAAAGTAGTAGTTCAAACATGGGATGAACGCTCCGTTCCGCGACTTACTTGCGTCCCTTTCGGGATGAACGACAGGTCTATTATAAGACCTCGTGCCTTATTTAGTCAAGCACTTTGGTAACATGTGATACAGTTTTAAAAAACCCTAGGGGTCAAAAAATACTGGGAATTTTTTTCCCGAATATATGGGAATAAAAAGTCATTTTTGTTTTGGCTCTTTCCAGAGTTTAGGATTGCATTTACCATCACTCTGCGTCATTGAGATGACACTACGGTAATTGTCCCAGTAATAATCAAAAATCTCCACCCGTTTGGCGGAGATTGCTATGTCGTACTTAATACCTTCACCGCTGTCATACTTGATCAAGTACGCGGTGTATGGTAGAGATGTGTCTTTAGCACACTCTGGTTTACAATCACTCTTTAGAATCTTCAATCAACCACGCCCTCCCCACTCAACATCGGGGTAGGCTTCTTTAACAACATTATGGGTAACTCTATATTTCTTTGTAAGATCCTTGTCCTTGACGAGACAGACAAGTTCTGCCTCGTCTGGATGTAACGACTCAAGAAGCTCAATGAACAGGGATTCCCTCTTCACTTGCCTCAATGCATCATTACCACCCTTGACATAGTTGTACAGTGTCCTGTACTGACTAGCAAGCTTGCTTTGTGCTTCAGGGGTAGGAGCATCATTAGGAGTGTAAGGAACATTTCCCTCAGGAATTGCGCTTTTTACACTATCGTCATAGTTCCAAACAAACAAGGAGACCAAGGCAGGAGAACGATACTCTTGTAGAATTTCGATCTTTTGCTTCTTAGTCTTTGCACTAGATACTGCTTGCAGAATCTCGCTTTGCAATGGTTTGGGTGGTAATTTAGCCATAATTAGTCTTCGTAATCGTCGTCAGAATTGTTCTCAAAACGGAAAGCAATCAATGAATCTGGAAGAACATTTCCATTCTCGTCGTACATTTCAGGATGAAGTTCAGCTCCATTATTATTTTTATCGTGATGGTACATCATGTACTCTCTGAGTACCCATCCTAGCATGGTCCCCAACAGAAGGGCACCTACAACTAGGAAACTGCCCACAACAAGACTGATAGCTAACATTTTTCATCCTCCTCGGGATCGTCCTTTTTAATATCCAGAGAAAACTCTAGATACAGGTGCAACTCCCGCTTGAGGAAGCGCACCATTTTGCCAAACTTTACTTGGAAAGTTTTTGGTGGTTCGGGCTTCCTCTTACCTCCATTAAGTAGTATTTCAACACCTCTATTTAGAGCTGACTTAGACAAGATTTTGCTCCCTAAGATAGGCAACAGTCTCCTGACATCCACCGATGTGTTGCTTATTATACACTACTTGAGGGAAAAGTCTTGTATTAAAGTTAGATTCAAATTCTTCAATGGTAAAATCCTCATCAAGAGTATACACCACATGTCTTTGCTCTGTCAACTCCATGAGCTGCTTTACCTGGCGGCAGTAGCTGCAACCAGGCATTGAATAGATTGTGAACATAATATCTAATCAATATCAAATGTATGTAGGTTCTCCGTCTTGACCACCCAGAGTCATGATGCTCAATTCTCCAAGATCTTCAAGGGCGGGAATACCATTATACACCCTCATTGTGTATCCGTTAACTGTTCTGTCAGAAATCCTTAAATTAACGATGCCACCTGGGAAGGCATTTGTACCACTCGCGATACCAATGACAGCATAATCAGTATCATTCATCGCATCAGCAAAGTTGATATTGTAAGTACCTGTAGCAGTTTGTACGATGGAGCTTACATTGTGTGAGCGATCACCAGGAGTGTAGTCACTGTTGCCAACACCAAGGTTGCTGTTCATGTACCAGGAGGTAGCACGACCCTCAAACATTTGAGTGTAAGTGCAAGTCTTGAGACCAGACAGATTCTTAAACTCACCAACTCTACTGACCTTATGGAAGTCATTGTTAAAGACTTGGATCGAGTTACCCATGCTACCCATGGTTGTACCGATACCTGCTCCATAGTAGAGAAGCTGAGGTGTATTCTCGGTGACGAGAATCTCAGTATAGGTAACAGTCTCAGTTACATTGTCACTGTATTGATTCGGTGTTGTTGTACCAAATCCAACAGGAAGTCCATCAGCAGAATAGTAGAACCTGATGGGGAAGTTCGCCTGTTGAGCAGCGTTCTCGAAGCGGTAGGTCTGACCAACCTCAAATCTCAGGTAAGGTGCTTCATATCCCTGAATGTTGATGGTTGATTCAGATCCAACACCAGTATAACGGTGAGCAGATGACTTAGTACCGAAAGTGACAGGCAGAGGTAGGAATGGGTTCCTAGACTCCGTGTAGAGGTTCTTAGCGGTGTCTGCAGCACCCGTGAGGGTCGAGAAGCTGGCAGCAGATGCAAAGTTAGCATTGAGTGCCTGAGTCGCCACACCAGCGGTCGTAGCGAAGGTAGCGATACCAGCGACGATTGCTTCAGAAGCAATACCTGCAAGAGTGGCGCGAGGAACCTCATCAACACCAACCGTAACGATACCAGCAGATACAGAAGTAACTGTCAGCGGAGACAGAAGATTAATACTTCCAGCAGTTCCGACTAGTGTGCCATCATCCTTAATAATTACACCAGAACCAGAGGCAACAACATTTTGCAGCTGAGAACCATCACCAAAGAACTTTCTGGCAGTGATGTCTCTGGTTGGGTTGTTGATAGTTGCCTCAGTAGAGATACCGAGAGCAATGGATGCCGTAGTTGCATTCGTTGCATTGACTGCAGTGTCAGCAGTGGTTGCAACAGTGGCAAGACCAGCAACTGTGGCATAGTTGGCGTAGGTAGATCTCTCTGGGATGAAAGATGGATCAAGGTTGGTTGCTGTGGTAGCAAGACTTACAGAGTCTGCAGCAGTGATGGTAACAACACCAGCAGAGATAGCAGAAACTGTCAGTCTATCACCGAAGTTTACAGTAGCAGCAACACCGATGGAAGATCCACTGTCTTTAACCTCAATGCCACTACCAACAGCAGTAACACCAGTAAGACCAGAACCATCACCGACAAAAGCCGAAGCAGTAACAATACCAGAGGTGTTAACGCTAGCAACTGTACCAACACCGCTAGGACCATCATCAGAAGGTCTAGAGTATGCTACAAACGATACATTAGGTCTAGATGCTCTTACAAATAATGTCTGACCAGTGGAAACACCAACTTGATCGACGCTAAATTCTTGAAGTGGTTGTAAGCGAAGACCGAATATAATAAAGTCAGATTGTTTTACTGCACCGATACCACCAGAGGAAATACCAACAGAGATGGCAACAGGAGTAGAGCTGTTCTTATTAGTAGCATGTACTGTAGCAAGACTATTCTCTGTCGCATCTAAGATAGATATTTCGTCATTGATTGTGTTGGGAGGGTTCAAACTAGAAGTCAGAGACTTACTGCGACCATGAACCAGAGCAGAATCAGCAGAGATATTTCTAAAGAACTTAGTTGTATAAGCAGAGAAGTTGACACCAGGATCAAAAGAGTTGACGAAAATCTTATCGCCAGGCTTCATGTGAATCTTCTCAAGGTGTTTTGCTTCACCTACTGCAATCGGAATACCATAAGCAAGGTAATCACTGTCCTTAAATCCGAAGGAACTAGAGAGACCAACAGAATAATTGGACTTCAGGTTAGTTTTATTAGAAACGGTGACAGTAACCTCTACCAGTTCGGGTGCTTCATACAGAAGAACAGGAGTTACAACACCTTCAGTGAGACTAGAGACAAGGTTTCTTGTTCTGCCGAAAGCATTGTTGGCAAATCCAGCAGTGCTGACAGTGCGAACAGCAGAGTAAGGAGAAGTGCTTTCTGTTAGTGATGTTCCATCAGCATTAGAAATATGTCTTGCTCTGATGTAATAAGTTGTACCATACTGTAAGGTAGCACCAACAGTTTGAATCTCATCAGTATTGTTTTGACCTGTAGATTCCCAAACTACAACCTCACTAGTATTAGCTTCGAGAGTGATTGCTCCATACATGCTGGGGTGAGCAGTACACTGATAATAGTATGTGCCCGCTGGGAGTCCAGTAGTATCCCAAACAACAGTAGCTGTTCCAGCACCAGTGACACCACTAGCTTGAGTACCACCCAAAGATACTCTAATCTCTAATGGGTGTGAGGGGTGAATAGCAGACATATCAAAGGTGACAGTATCACCAATCTTGAATGTCATACTAGGATCATTGCCACTAACAGCACCACTTCTATCAGTGCCGCTAACGATGTAATAATCTGGAGAAGATGCTCCAGTCACTGTTTGAGTATAAGATTGAGGATTTGTGTTTCCACCAAGATCACTAAGAACTTGGAACTCAATTGCCTTCAGCGTACCTGATGCGGCAGTGCCATTAATAGGAGAATATGTACTGGACCTTACCTTAACACCAGTTACATTATCAAGAACTTCATTCTGTGCAGGCTCAAGGATTGTGGGTTGAGCAACACCAAATGAAGGAACATTGGTTCTGAATGATACGATACCAGAGAAAGGAGATTCGTATGCAGTGAATGCAGAACCATCTGCATTAGACAAATGCTTGACTCTAGCATAGTAAGTCTGAGAACCAGATCCAGTAAAGGTTTGTTCTAAAGCAGTTGTATCTGTAGGCGTGTCATAAACAATATTATTAAACTCATAGTCAGTTGCAACTTGGAACTGAACTTTCTTCAGAGTTCCAGACTCATATGAACCACCAACAGGATCGTATGCACCAGAGGTTAATGCGATACCTGCTCTGAACACACCCTCTTCAGGGAACTCTGTAAATGTAGGTGCATTAATACCACCAGCTGTAGTTCCAATAGCAGCGGTGGGATTAAGATAGAGAGTCTTATGAGGTGCCTCTCTTAAGTTGTAGTACCCATACCAGTAACGCCAATCGTTCTCATCGTAAGTAGAAGATGGATACGCATCATAAACATACTCAGTATTATCTCTCGATCCACTATCACCTGTAGTAGATGTCAACCAGTTTCTAACATCTTGAGAGGATGCACTGGGGAACCTCTGTAAGAACTGAGCAACAACACCAGTAACTACAGGAGCTGCTGCAGATGTGCCATTAAAGTATGCATCATAAAAACTAGTTCCATATCTCACATAGTCTTGATAACCAGAAGTCGGAGAACCTGCAGCAAGCATGTCATCAGCAGGTGCCCAGATATCAATACCAGGACCGTTGTTAGAATAACTTGCTTTTCTTTCTTTAGCACCGCTAGAACTCTGAACCTGATCATCAAGAGCACCGACTGTAATAACAGGGAAATACTCTGGATCTCCCGCAGAAGTCCAACCAATACCCATGGGGTTCATGAACTTCTTATGACCTGCAGGAACCAAATTGGTTCCATAACTAGTGAACTCGGGACGAGGGTCACCAGATGCAAACCAATCATCCTCAATAGCATCTAGCTCATGATTGTCGTCTGTACCGAAACCAATTCTCTGGTTGTTGTTACCAGCAGAAGCAATGTGGATGACACCAGCATCCATCATCTCATTACCTGCTACATCAATAGCATTACTTCTTGATGAGGTTGTCCAGGATCTATAGGCACCAGAGACTTGGTTAGAAAGGTAATAGTATAACCAGCGATAATCTTGGGAACCACTATTTAAACTACTATAGAAGTAACTGAAGGATTCTGTCCCCTCAAATCTTACATAGTGATATTGATTCTGACGAACAGCAGCTTGATATCCCCAACTACTATTGACAACAGTAGGTTTCTTTACACCAAGGGTGCCATCTGCAGGTTTGTTAGTGTGAAAGATCTTGATGAGATCATATGCTTCTTCAATACCAAGACCAACATTGTCACTGACGCAAGGAACATTCCAGATTGTTGCCTTAGGAGCATTACCAAAGTTCTTACCAGCGGCAACAGATGCAGAAGCAGTACCGTGACCGCTAGTCAGACTGACTGATGTACCAGCAACACCTGCTCTAGCAGCAGTGTATGAACTGTTATTGATTTGAACTGTACCAATATTGACAAACTGAGCAGATCTCTGTGCGCCAAATTCCCACCACTCAATAGCTTTATCAGTTGCAATACCAACAGATCCATCCCAACGAGTATAGGTATAGTTATTCGTTACAGTAAACCAAGTAGGGTCAATGAGATAAGGAGCATCGAGTACAATATCTTTTACTCTAGATGTTCCATCATCATTAAGAAACTCAGGGTGTGCTGCGTAGACACCAGAGTCCATGATAACAACATCAACATTGCTACCATCATATCTAAACTGGAATGCTACACCGTCTGGACTTCCAGATGATGTCCACTCATAAGGATAGATGACTCCAGTATTAGTTCCATGAGCATCAAAGTAGGATTGAAAACCAACTCTTGCTACACCCCAGTTAGTTCTATTCTCTTCACCAACACTATTGCCAACACCAGTGAGTGTTCTATATGTCTTTACCTTATTACCACCAAATCTATTTTGAATCGTTGCGTGCTGCGGCACAGGGAATGATTCTGCGTTATCTCTATGTGATAACTCTACCCATGCAACATCATCATGTTGTGCAAGAGTTTGTGCCTCTTCCTCTGTCAGCTCATAGGTGGAGCGAGTAGGACTCTGAGGTTTGGAGTTCGTACAGGCTACATGCCTGTCAGGAACATATTCTTCACTCGATGCGAAGGTTAATGCATTATGAATTCTATGCCAGGCTTCTGCACTGGTTGCACCAATGGTATATCTCTTGAGAGTCATGTCTGCGACACTATAAGGGCACCTTTTTTATATTTAGGTATGGTAGAATATATATTAGAAACAATCTTGCTATGAATATTGTTACTGGTGCTAAAGGTTTCATTGGCAATCACTTTGCCTGCACCGTAGATAAACCTCTTGAGGTTGATATTGACAACTGCTTTGAGCTACTCAATAAATTCAATCGATGGAAAGATGTAGACATGATCATCCACATGGGTGCATTGTCTTCAACTGTCAACAAAGATGTCGATGCTATCTACAAATATAACATTGATTATAGCATCAAGTTGTTTGAGAAAGCTATTGAGTATGGTATCCCCGTAAAGTATGCTTCATCTGCATCAACATATGGTCGGTGTCTGCCTACTGATGGTATCATCAATCCTTTGAATTACTATGCAATGTCAAAGGCGACTGTAGATTACTGGGTGCAAGATAACATGCACAAGTTCTCTCACATCCAAGGGTTCAAGTTCTTCAATGTGTATGGACCTGGTGAGGTTCACAAAGGAGAGCAAGCTAGTCTTGTGAGCAAGTTCCAGTGGCAGTCAGCAACTGGTGCAATCCATCCCTTCCAAGGATCTGATAAAGTTCTTAGAGATTATATTTGGGTGGGAGATATTGTTAATGTTGTCATGACTAACAATGCAGGTAGTGGTATCTTTGATCTGGGTACAGGTAAAGCTATCTCTATTCAACATGTAGCAGATCTTGTCGCACAAAAAAGCGAGGCAATGGTAGAAGAAATTCCTTTCCCACCAAACCTCGTAGAGAAGTATCAGTTTCATACCCAAGCAGATATGAATTGGTTGTCTCATTATAATTTTAGAACTGTGGATGATTACATCAATCATCCAGACTCATCAGTCACCTCTCTTGATCCGTATTGAATCTGAATCAAAGTGTTGCGTTGAGAACTCAAACAATTCCGAATCCATCAGCGCAACCATCTGGTGATTAAGACCTACAGGAACATGGAACTTATCACCTGGTTCTAATACCAGGAGATCAGCCTGACCAATATCATCATCGTATCCATAATACAATGAGATGAGACCACTCTGTAAGTAGAAGGTCTCATCTTTTATTTTGTGGTGATGCCATGAGCATCTCTTGTTCTTCTCAATGAACAAGAGCTTGCCACAATACATTTCGTTATTGACTATCCACTTCTCGTGACCCCACCCCTTCGGTACGATCTTGATTGAAGAAGTCTTCTGAGTTGATTCCTTTGTCATCGATGTAGTAATCTGCAGCGGGTTTGCCTAGATAAAGATCGTTGAACATACAACCCCAGTCCTTAAGTTGTTTCAAGGTGAAGTCGTAATATTTTTCGTAAGCTTCCCCACGATCATTATCAAAGGTGCCCATACCTCTTGCAGTATGGTAAATGATTTCATGCCCTTTAATATATAGGTCGTTAATTTTTGAGATCCTGTCCCAGCGTGGGATAGCATGAGTGTATCGCTTGCCTTCTCCCTTTCCAGGGAAGCAGATCGTACCATCAATATCTACATTATACCTCATCGTTTGTCACCATGTAATTGATCCTCCCCTTTTTCTTAGCGTTTGTGTTTTCTTTTACACATATCATCTTATCATACTCGGGGAAATATGTATACTCAAGCTGAGATCTTTTTAATGTGTCTAAGACATCATCAACAGTCTCACAAATAGTATCTCCAGCAAGATTGAAAGATGTATTCAAAAGCATAGGAATACCAGTCTTCTTATAAAATTCCTCAATCAAATCATAGTAATGAGGATTCTGTTCTCTAGATACTGTTTGAATTCTGCATGTCTTATCGACATTAAGAACTCCAGGAATCTTATCCCAAATCTTTTCATGAGCATTGACAGCGAACATCATGAAAGGACTTTCATCAAGACCACGCATGTCAAACCAATCATGCACATGATCTAACAAGACAGAGGCAGCAAATGGTCTCCATAACTCACGACCTTTTTTCTTATTAACAATCTCTTGTGCTTTAGGGTTTCTAGGATCAAATAACAGAGACCTATTACCAAGAGCACGAGGACCTTGCTCAGATCTTCCTTGAAAAATTGCAACTGGATGACCTTGCTCAATAGTATCTACCACATCCTTCGTACACACATCATAGGCTATATCTGGAATGACATGGTGCTGAGGTGGACCTAAGTAGAGACTTTTTAAAGGACGAATCTCTTCTGATTTTGTGACTTGTCTCCACTCAAGCATAGCTTGACCAACTGATAATCCAGCATCATAACAAATAGGTTCTACAAATAATTTACCACCCTCAGGTAAGTGATTCAAGTATTCATAGTTAGCTACACAATTTAAAGCACATCCTCCAGAGATGACCACATTCTTACAACCTGTTACCTCTACTGCTTTCTTGATCAGATTAATCATGTAAGTCTCAAAATCTTTCTGAATCCTGTAAGCAATGTCACAGTTCAAAGCATACTTAACTCTTGGATTAACCACATCAATCGGTGGTTTTAATGCTGGACCTATGGTGTAAGCATTTTCATTTAGTACATCTCCTGCTTCGTTTACATAACATCTTTTTTTGCTGTATGGATTATCATAAATTCGATTAGAAATATAATCATAATATTCTATGACTATACCATTTAGAGCTCTAAAAAATAGAGACTCATTAACCTCTCCGTCTTCAGTAAGGAAAGATTTAATTTCAGGATCGTCCTTACCATAAGGAGCAAGACCCATGAGTTTACCAGAGGATGAAAAATCGAAACCAACATATTCAGCACCAGCTGCATATACCATACCAATACCAGATGTAGGATTGTCTGGCACCTCTTCTTGTTTTTTATATGTTGGAATGAATCTTTGATGTAAGAG